ATACCAACCTTTAGTATTTCCAGCCCCTGTAACTCCCGCTACTACCTCACCACGGAAGTAATAAGCAGAGTTGTTGGGTAGGATTACTTGGTTTGTTCCACTTGCGGCATTAGTATCAGAACGTAATACTGTTGCAGTTGCGTCTGTTGTTTGTACCCCAAGCACAAGAACAGCAGATTGCGATACGCCTTGTGTGGAAGTTATTGGCGCATAGGAGGTAATTACACAATTACCAGCAATACTTCGTGTTGTAGCATAAGAGCCAGAAATTACTGAAGTGCTATTTGCATTTGATGCATTGTTATTTCCAGCAGAAATTGATGCACCTTGACCAGATGAGTTATTCCCCCATCCACCGCCTACAAATGAACCATTTGAACTTGCTGTATTTCCTGCTACGCTTCCATAAACATATCCACCACCACCAATAAAAGAACCATCGCCAGAAGCAAGATTTTTCCATCCGCCACCAATGGTAGACCATACGCCAGAAGCAGTATTCCTGTTAGCCGCAGTACCAGCATCACCACCACCACCGATAAAAGAATAAGAACCCGTGGCTTGGTTGTTTCCTCCTCCTACTACTACTCCGTGAGGTGTGTAGAAAGTAAGAGTGCTTGTAGATGAACCTGATGCGGCTTGAGATAGGGTTAGGGAAGTACCTGATACTGCGGCTACATAAGTTTCAGCCGCAATAGAAGTACCTGTTATGTACTGACCAACTTTAATAGATGCATTAGAACCAGACAAAGTAACAGCAGTTGTGCCGTTCATTGTTCCAGATTGAGTTGTTACTGAACTTCCACTTGTTGCTGAATTTGTGTAGCCTCCACCTATAACATTGTAATATCCAGCCGCAACATTTAGTACTCCACCAATAATTGAAGAATAGTTGCCACTTGCTGTATTGGTTGAGCCACCAGATATTACCGACCCAGTATTAGATGCAAGATTTTGATATCCACCAGTTGCCGTAGAAGCATAAGCGGTTGAACGATTGTTTGTACCGCCACCAACAAAACTTAATTGCCCACTTGCCACTTGGTTTCCATTAGCCCTAGCAGTCTGCCAATCAACAGCATTAGCACCCCTAGCATTACCACCCGTAGCAGTAGAGTCTGTCTTTTGTGCTTGTAGCGCACCAGTTCCTAATGGCTGTAAAACAAGAGGTGTGTTAGTACCTCCTGCGGCATAAACGCCTGGGTAACTTGCATCCCCAATCGCTTGCACATAAGTTGTGCTTCCATTGGCTAAAGTGGCAGTTCCTGTGCTTATCAGGGTTGTGAATTTACCCGTAGAAGCAGTTGTAGCACCGATAGCACCATTGTCTATCGTTACGCCACTTAATCCACTTACAGTAGAACCAAGGGCTTGTGCCGTAGAACCAAAAGTAATGCTTGAATTGGTCAGTTGGCTGTTACCAATACCACTAAGCGTTCCACCAAGCGTTACAGTTCCACTAGAGGTAATTGGCCCACCAGTAAGCGTAATTCCGTTTACTGATCCAGAAGTACCTACGGAAGTAACAGTTCCACTACTACTAGAGACTGTTGCCCAAGATAAAGCAGTTCCATCAGTCTTTAGATATTTATTTGCATTACCCGATTGGTTTGGCAAAACAGTACCTGCACCACCAGAAGTTACTAACTTAATCTTCTCTTGCAACTCAGGAGCAACGACTTCGCCAACATTTATCTCTTGTCCTGTGGACAAACTGATAATCAACGAACCATCAAAATCAATCTTGGCATCGGTTACGGAAACGCCATCTTTACCATCTGCTCCGTCTTTACCATTTATCCCGTCTTTACCATCTTTGCCATCACGCCCATCTTTGCCTTGCTTACCATCTAAGCCTTTATCACCCTTGTCGCCCTTTTCAGGAACAATAGACTTGGCAATCTCTAGTTGGGCATTGACTTTATCTTCCATCACTTTGATGGCTTCAACGATTAAGTCAACATTTTCTTGAACAGCAGTTTCTTCTTGTTGGCGCATAGCCACAAGAGTTTCTTCCATCTGATTGATGGCGGCTAACTTCTCGTCAAATGAGGAATCTGCCGCCTCAATGCTTTGGATCAGTTCCTTGATGTTAGCCATTTTGCTTTAGACCATCCGTGAGTTTGGTAAGGAAATCTTGCTTAACTTTTGACTGTGCATTGACTTTATCAGCCATCTGCAATTCAACAATCTTGCCTTTGTTAGAGATGTCTTTCTCTTTCAACATCAATTCGGCAATCTTAACTCGTTTATCAAACTCACGACTTGCCGCTTCATCTTGGTTTGGCAGATTATTTGTGGTGGACGCAATCACTTTAGCCTTGATTTCTTCAGGCATTAGTTGCGCTTCCATCATTGTCTTGGTTGCTTCAGCACGATTTTGTTCAGCCTGAGTCGTATTGACCGCAATCTGCGCTTGAGCCGCTTGCAACGCCAATTGTTGCTGTGCTTGTTGCATTTGTTGCGCTTGTGGGTCAGGTTGACTCATCTGAGCCAATGCTTCCATCAATTCATAGCGGTTGGTAAACGAACTATTGCCCACAATTCCCTTCAGAATCAATGGCATAACAGGTGTATTTGGCCCTAAAGTCTGCAATAGACCAATGAATTGCTGTTGTTCGTACTCACGGGCAATGATGCCAAGCGTAGCCGTAGGAATGAAGTTCATGTCCACAGAAGGATAACGCTCTGGGTCAAACTGCATATAGCGGAAAGCCGCCTTCTTAATGAACGGCATCAAGAAATCTTCTTGGAAGTTCACCAAAGTGCGCTTGTACTTCTTAATAATCGAGGCAATTGCCATCGACATACCGCCCTGACCCCCATCACGGGCTACGGCAGAGACTAAACCTTGTGAGTCTAGCGTACCAGTAGCCTGTAATAGCATCGTTTGGAAGGCAGTAGCAGTTTGGATGTTGCCTTGGTCAGTTGTGCCAAACTTAAATGGCATCAAAATCTCAGCAGGAGCGCCATTGGTAAGGATTGCCTTGCCAGGCTTTACTTCAAACTTAGCACCCCTTGGTAGACGGGTAGCATCCATCGCAATCATGGGGCTAGTTGTCAGGGCAAGAGAATCTAAATGGCTACGGATTTGTGCATCCATCGCCTTTTGCATGTTGTAGGCTTTCTCTACTGTGCCACGACCCATGACTCGGTTAGGAACTGTATCTGCTTGGTAGGAAAGAATCGGGCGATCCTTCATCATGTAAGGCGTTGGCTCTGCCTTCAACAACAATGTATCGTTTGCAATAACCACAATAGCCTCTACCAAGTCGGTATAGGTATCTGCCTCGCTATTCTCAGGGAATAGGTCAACAATGTCTTTCTGCTCTTCAAGATTCTCAAGATATTCCCGTGGAACTAAGCCATAGTAAGTTAACAAGCGAACCTTGTTGTCTTTATATTGGGTGGATTCTTGGGTAGGCTCTAAGTCAGCGTCATCAGGATCGGTATTGATGTCTACTTTGCGGTAAACACCAGCCTCAATGCCTTGGACAATTTTGTGCATGGAGACAAACTTCTCCACAGCAACGCCTAAACAGTCATCTATGCTTGTTCCGTTAGGGTCAAACAAGAAGTTCTTAGGATTTACAGGGTTGATCCGCACAGATATGCGGTCTTTTTCCATCACGCCAATGGCGGCTTGGTTCATTTGGCCTGGGATTGGCTGAGTCGATGGATAGTATTCTTTTTCAGTCTTGACAATGATCTCGCCTATGCCAGAACCATAGATTTCTGCCATCAAAACGATTTGGTCAATAGATTTGCGAACCTTGTCTTTGGAGAAATCCTCCATTAACTGCGCTCTTAGTTTGCCAACATCTAAAGGGTTGCCATCAAGGTCTTGGATGTCGTCTTTGATGTCAAAGTATTCGCCTTGACCAAAGATTGCTTCAATAATCTCAGCGTGGCGGGTTTCAACTGCTTGTTGAGTGCCAGGCGTTATCAGTCGGCTACGCTCAGATTCACGACTAGCATCCTCTGCCGCCCATTCACCACGGAATATGCGCTCGTACTCTAGCCAAGCGTCAAGGTAATTGCTATCTCGATAGTCACGCCAGCGGTCACAATGGTCAACAACAAAGGAAACCAGTTCCTTATCGCCCTCCGTAGGTTCTACAAAGTCGTTTTGATCTAGTTGTTCATCCATTTAAAACCCCGCTATAACATCTAAAGGTTGCCAGTCTTCATCTTCATCTCCCTCAAAGTAGGAAGTGACCGCTAACTGGTCAAGATAACTGAGTGAGTCTGGCAAGTCATCGTGGACTCCTTGTGCAGGGAACATCAATAGT